TCATATCAATAATTGGCATAGCGTTCCAAGTAACACTCCAACCTCTGAAATCTATAGTTGCACTATTATTAGTAGTTGACAGTATGTATTAGTTCTGTTAGTATGATATAGATGAATACTATACAACAATCATTAATAAATGTACTACCGGCAAAGCGCAAGCAAGCCAGCAAAGGTTGGCTGAGTTTTAATGCTCCGTGCTGTACCTACCAAGGAGAAACACCCGACTCAAGAAGTCGAGGTGGTATAATGCTTACTCCTGAAGGCGGCTTTAGTTACCATTGTTTTAACTGTAATTTTAAAACAGGATGGCAACCTGGTAGGCACTTGGGGTTTAAAGCTAGGAACTTGTTTAGTTGGTTTAACATGCCTTACGATCAAATACAAGTACTAGTATTTGATGCTATGCGTAATGTTGATCGAGAAATAGTTCAACAAGAGTTTAAGAAAAAAAGTAAAACATTTAAACCAGTTAAACTACCAGAGTGTGCTCCGTTGAATGAATTAATAGCAGCAGGTGCACAAGATATTGACAAGGACATTGCTAGGATATATAGTTTTATACAAGAACGAGGTTTTAGTATTAACGATTATGATTGGCAATGGAGCCCAGATACAACCAATGGTATGAACAAAAGAGTAATTATACCTTATATGTGGCAAGGAAAACCAATTGGATACACAGCTAGAAGTACAATCAATGGCAGCAAATTAAAATACTTTAATCAAGTTGATAGTGACTATGTGTTTAATACTGACGCACAGACGCCTGAACGAGAATTTGTACTAGTTACTGAAGGTCCATTGGACGGAATAGCCGTTGGCGGTGTTGCAGTGTTAACTAACGAAGTTAGTGAAAATAAAGCAGAGATTATCGAAAGTCTGGGTAAACGTGTGATTGTTGTACCAGACAGAGACAAAAGTGGATTAAAGCTAATCAATGCAGCATTACAGTACGGTTGGGATGTAAGTTTTCCACTGTGGGAAACAGATGTTAAAGATTGTGCAGATGCATATAAACGTTACGGTAAATTGTATACACTAAGAAGTATACTTCAAGAGGTCGAAAGTAGTGATTTAAAAATTAAATTGCGATCTCGCGAGTTGTTTTAAGGGACAAAAATGGCAAAAGATTATAGTATTGACTTACAAAAACTATTCTTGGAAATTATGTTAGCAGACGCACAATGTTTTGTACGTGTGCAGAACATTTTTGACAGTGTTAACTTTGATCGTAGTTTGAAAGCCCCAGCAGACTTTATTAATAATTATAGTAAAAAGTACGCCGACCTTCCAGATGTAACACAAATTCAAGCAGACACCGGTGTTAAACTACAAAAACTAGACAGTGTAGATGCTGCTACAACTGAATGGTTCTTAGACGAGTTTGAAAGTTTCACTAGACACGAAACACTTAAACGTGTAATTCTGGATAGTGCTGACTTGATCGAAAAAGGCGAATACGACCCAATTGAGAAACTAGTAAAAGATGCAGTGCAGATTAGTCTAACACGAGATCTTGGTGTTGATTATTTTGCAGATCCACGTGCACGATTAGAAGAGATTAAAAACAACAACGGTCAAATGACTACCGGCTGGCCTACACTAGACAAGAAATTATTCGGCGGCTGGAACAGAGGCGAGTTAGAAATCTTTGCAGGCGGATCAGGCTCAGGCAAGAGTTTGTTTATGCAAAATCTTGCAGTTAATATGATGCAATCCGGGCGTAATGGTGCTTACATTACACTAGAACTTAGTGAAAATTTGTGTAGTATGCGTATTGACTCAATGACAACAGGTATTGCAACTAACAAAATCTTTAAGAACATTGATGATGTCGAAATGAAGGTAAAAATGATGGGCAAGAAAAGCGGAAACTTGCGCATTAAATATATGCCTGCACAAAGCACAGTTAACGATATTAGAAGTTATCTTAAAGAATTGCAAATTAAAGACGGTGTAACATGTGACTATATTTGTGTAGATTATTTAGATCTATTAATGCCAGTTAGTGCTAAAGTTAGTCCGAGTGATTTGTTTGTTAAAGACAAATATGTATCAGAAGAATTGCGCAATTTAGCAAAAGAACTAGACATTGTTCTTATTACAGCATCGCAGTTGAACCGTAGCAGTGTTGAAGAAGTTGAATTTGATCATAGTCACATTTCCGGCGGTATCAGTAAGATCAACACAGCAGACAACGTGTTTGGTATTTTTACAAGTAGAGCAATGCGTGAAACTGGACGATATCAACTACAGTTAATGAAGACACGTAGTAGTAGTGGAGTAGGACAAAAAGTCGATTTGACGTTTGACATCGAAAGCTTGCGTATTTTAGATGCAGAAGATCAGGATGATTATACTCCTGGACCAAGTAGTAGTAATATCATGGATAAACTTAAAAAGAAGTCTGTAGTTAGCGATAGTAAACCCACAGAGCATACTCCTAAAATAAAAGCAGAAGTACAAACTACTGCACTAAAGAGTATGCTCGACAGTTTGAAAGGTAATTAGATGAGTTGCCCAGATGCATTCAATTGTTTAAATATAGAAGCTAAAGATGGCGAAACTTTCATTAGTTCGTGTTGTGTTATGCCATCTTGGAAAGTAGACAATATTGATTTTATTAACGACGAAAATTTCAAAAGAATTAGAGAACAATGGAATGATGGCGAATGGCCGGATGAATGTAGTTATTGTAAAACCGCCGAAGACCGTGGAGATAGAAGTCGCAGACACGGCTCAATTGAGTGGGAAGAAGTAAACTTAAATGACGGTGTTGATTATACTGATAAAATTTTAAAGATAGACTATTGGACAGGAAATAATTGCAATCTAAGATGTGCCATTTGCGGTCCTCGTTTTAGTGTTGCGTGGCAAAAAGAATTAGGTATAGAAAAACAAAAAAGAGTAACACAAACCAATAAATTTTGGAAAACCCTTGATGTTGATGAAGTGAAATGGGTACATTTTAACGGAGGCGAACCTATGTTAGTTGATGAACACTGGGAGTTACTTAAAAAGATTAAAAACAAAGAGAATGTATTTTTAAATTACAACACTAATGCAAGTGTCTTGCCAAAGCCCGAACTAGTTGATCTATGGAGTCAATTTAAGTTAGTAGTATTAGACTTTAGTATTGACGATATTGGTAAAAGATTTGAATATCAACGCTATCCGGCAAAATGGGAAAAGATAGTTGAAAATTTATTTTGGTTTAGAGAACAGATGCCGGTTAATGTGATGTTTGGAGTAAACACCGCTTTGGGTATTTTAAATTATAATAACTATCATCATTTAAAAAACTGGTTTAATGAAAATTTTAGTACTAATAGAGTAACTGATCCGGTTAAGTTAAGATGGCAGTCAACTGATGGAATTCTTAGTAAGGATGTTAAAGATAAACGTAAAGTAGTAGAATATTTAAACCGATTGGACAAGCGGAGAGGCAGCAATTGGAGAGAAACGTTCCCAGAATTAATAGACTTTTTATATAATTGATTAGATAAATATTAGTATGAAAAAGCAAACTCGTAGTATTCTTGAAGAAATTGGCAACATGGTACCCGCACAAGACCGGGCAATTGTTGTTGAAAGTCGTGCAAATCACGTCATCAATAGTGCAATCAACCTAATTGATATGATCCATGAAAATTTCGATCCTGACATAGCATTAGAGTTAGAACGTAGATTTGTTAACAGCATCAAAGGAAAAGATGCAAAAAAATTCCAACGTGGAATTAGAAAGCATCAAAATGAAGGCCGTTGAAATACTTACTGAAGCTCCAGCAGGTACTAGCTTCATGAATTCATTAAAAGGCAAAGTTAACAGCATTGCCAATAAAAGAAATGAACGCAAAGAAAAACTTGAAATTATCAAACAAAATAAACAAAAATGGTTTGATAATGTTAAAAAACTTCAACGAGCTAATATAAACATGCGCAACAGTGAAGTATACAAAGACCAATTAATCAAGTACTTGACCAGCAATAATGCCAAACAGTTATCTAATGAGCTAATGAATAAGATTAAATATTCTGATTTATCAAGTCGTTCAGTGACTGATATTATAGCACATGCTGGAGAAGATCGTAAAAAAGCACTAACAAAACTACCTGTTAAAACCCGTGAATATCAAATAGGCGATTCAGTAACCTATAAAAACAAAAAAGGCGAAACTCGTACTGGCACAGTAAGCCAACAGCTGAGCCCAACTAAAATACAATTACAAATTGGAAATGCAAAATTTGCAATTAACAAGGATCAAATAGTACAATGAGTTTTGACTTTTTAAAAGATTTAAGCGAAGCAAGAGTATTTAGGAACGCTACTAAACTACCAGAAGTAAGCGTAGGGACAATAGGCGAAAACTTTTTCAACAGCGCAATGGCACTGCAAATTATGGCATACGAAAATCCCAAAGCGGCACAGCGTTATGCACAGACAACACTTGCAGGTGGATTAGATGGGTGGCGTAGTAGCGGTAGCGACATGAACAACATGGCACAGATACTAATGAATCCTGACCGCTACAGCGATAGAATTAACTATGATCAACGTGTGAGTTTTCCTAAATTACAATTTAAAAACTGGTTGAACGGGATTGCCAAAAACAAACCTGATCCTAGTTATGATAGAAGATTTTTCTTAGCACTACAAAGACAGCTGGGAGTTAAGAACCCAGGGTTGCTTAGTGCAAGAAGAGTAGTTGCTGATTGGAGTAGTTCATTAGGCAACGAACGTGTAGGCGCAGCACAGCGTGTACACAGAGGTCTTAGTAAGGACCTTAAACAAAGTGACTTGTTTTCGCCATTTAATAGAGTCATGAACAAACGTGGTACCTGGAAAGATCCAAAAGCAGGAGGCAGCATTCCATTGTGGGCAAAACTGGCGGCTGCTGGAGCCGGCGGATACTTAGTAGGAAAAAGCGTATCTAAATGGTAAGAAAATGTTAGGGCAGGTTGTTAATATTCCTGCCCTAACTTAAATATTAAAAGGCACAACTACTATGATTTTAATATTTGGATGTAGCTATACACACGGAGAAGTTCCGAACCAACGCATTGTAGAACATACATATCCGGCACTAATTGAAAGATCACTTAATATACCAGTTATCAATTTTGGAGTTCCTGGAGGTTCTAATGCTTTTAGTGATTTTTTAATATCAAAAGCATTGGATATATTTGATCCTAAATTTGTATTTTTTCAAACAACTTACCCTACTAGAAACTTTTATGGAAACTTTTCTGGAAGTTTAGCAGGGTTAACTGATTTTGACGAATATCTCGAACAACCAATAAGAGGTCGTCCAAATTACCTTCGTGTAAAGTATAAAGAATTACAAAAACAGTTTTTACATTTTCGTCCGACATCAGCTGAGTCTGATGGTGTGAGGTGGTATTACGAAAAATTTTTAAATGATAGGCTAGATTTAGAAGGTACACAAGGTGCTTTTTCGGCATTGCATAGGTTAAGAAATATACCACATTATGCATTTGAAATGTATACATCTGGCTTATACGGATTAGAAGATAAGGATATCCTGTTTGAACCATTAGATTGGGCAGACACAAGCAAACATCTTAGTCGTAGTGGCGCAATAAAATTATCAAAAGATTTATTAAATTTTATGTAATAACAAGGTACTTTTTTTAATTAAAAAGATAAATATTGGTATACAAAGATAAAAGGATTTTTATAAAATGGCACTATTAAGTTCAAACGCAGCAGTTGCAGCCGGCCAAGGCATGGGCGCAACTCACTACCTATATGCAGTAACAATTGCAACAATCACAGTTGAAGCAGCAGTTGCAGCAATCACAACAACATACGGCGGTACTGTTGTTGGTATTAACAGTACTACAGATGCAACATGCTATGTAATGGTTGAAGGCGGCCCAGGCGGCGCAGAAGCAACTGGTGGTATTGCACTAACAGCAACATTTGCACACTAATAATATATTAGTTCAAATTCTAAAAAGGCGCTCTTCGGAGCGTCTTTTTTTATGAATAAATACTACTAATTATTATCGTCAGGAGCAAAATGATGTTTTTGCAAAACGATTAAGTAATTCCTACTTTCACGTATGTAAGACCTGCGATAGTAAGAAATTTGCTCAAAAGAAAGGATAAAGTATGGCACAAATAACACGAGTACACGGTGATGTTCTAAGCGGTGTTAATCAAAATGCAACAGTAGGAGAACTAGTAACCTTCGGCGGCAGCAAAGCAAAATGTTTTAAAATACTAGTAAAAGATAGTGCAAACGTTGCAGTAAACATCAGCAATGAAGCACAATCCGGCGAAGCAGTTGAAACTATAATTTTTGAAATACTTAAAATTTCTTCACTGTTGTTTTTACAAATTGAGAATGATTCAAGCGGCCAGATTAGTATCATGATTGAGCACGACGGTGGCGGTTGGGACCACAGTACATTACAATCAACTCTCAGTGGATTAGGAACAACTTGCGGCATTAACAATATTGATGTTAGTGGTACTACAGTTGAAGATATCGGATTTAAATTAGCATGATGCACAGATACAGTGTATATACAACTGTTGATATTACACCCACAGGCGTGTATAATAGCGATGAAAGAACTGATAAAGATTTCTGGCTGAAAAGAAATCAGCAAAGTAATTTTGATAGTTTATGTCAGACTATTAGCTTACGGGCAAACTTATCTGACACCCATGTCGAACAACTTGTCATTGATAAAATTATATCTGGATCACTATTTTTAGATTCCAACTTACCTGACCATTTTAATGTTTGGCATTTAAGTTTTTCAGTAGATAGATCTGAGCCGTTTGGAGAGAACCATAGTGCATTGCTTGAAGATCTGCATTTTGTACCTATTATTCCAAATTTAAACGAAACTTCTCCAATATTTCCAAGTTACTTTATGACAACAGGAAATTTAAAAAACATATATATTATATAACAAGTTTCAAGTGTAAATACAATTGTTCCAAGGGCAACGATTCTTGGTATCTAGGCACATCATTGGCAAAAAATAACATGGCTCGACGACTGTTTGTATAATACAAACAATAATACTAACACACTCGGTAATAGAGTATAAACATAAGGAACCGATTGATGTCTACTACAGAACTTGAAAAGACAAGTTTAGAAGCACATGTTGACCTATGTGCTGAAAGGTATGGGCAAATGAAAAAAAATTTAGAAATGTTAGCAGACGGCATTAGTAATACAAATTCACGTTTAGACACTTTAGAAAGTTTGATTATTGCAATTGATAATCGATTAACAGAAAAAGAAAACAATGCACTAAGATCTATTATAAAAATTTCAGGCATTTTAATTGCTGGTTTATTAGGATCGTTAGCTACAGTAATTTGGTACTTTTTAACAAATTCAATAATATAATGTATAAATTAGAAATTGCACCCGGAGTAAATGTAAGCATCAATTCTCAGGAATACAGTATTGTAAAACATTTAAAAAAATACAAGACTCTTTCCTCTGAATTGTTGACAGCAGACATAATTTCTGTTATAACTGTATTAATGTCAAAAGGCATATTACTTAGATCTAAGAAAGGCGAAAATGTTTACTATAAATTGCGATCAAACTTCACTATTAGATAAACTAGATCATTTTGTTACAAAACAAATTTCAGTAACTGATACAACAATTATTAAAGTAAAGCCAAATTTAGTTACAATAGGTCCTTACCGTGTAGTTACTCACGGTCCTGAGTTTAAAGTTAAAAAAGGAAATACAGTTGTATGTGAATTCTTTAAAAGAAGTTGGGCAGCAGGATATGCTATCTGTCTTATTAAGAGCAATAACACAATTGCTGAAAAAATAGTAAACACAAATAAAAAATACAAAAAGCTTTATGAAGATAAATCTTTTTACAAATATCATATTAGACGCAATATAAAAAATCAAAACTTTGACAGAGTAGTTATGTTTGAAAACAGGCTGAGTCGTACTAGCAACGATATCTCTGCACTAGAAAACTCTATTGTACAAGATTTGAAATCTCTTTCAATTTGATAAATACTCTTATAATAAGGATAGATTAATGCGATTAGTTGATATGAATAAAGTTGAGTGGAAACAATTAAACGAAGATATGAAAATTCGTATTGGTTGGAACTTCAACAAACTTGAGACGCAAACAACTGCACAAGTTTCGTCGATGCTCGAAAGCATTGATACTAAACTTTCTCAATTTAAAAATAATAAACACAGATTTGAAATTCAAAACAATCAAACATACAATGGATTGTTAATGGCAAAGAAGATTCTTGAAAGTTACCTATTAGAATCGGACACACATTGTTCAGATGATTGCTGTGGATCACATGTTAAAAAAGAAGATTGCACATGTGCACCTACTTGTAAGCATTGTGATTGTAACGCAGTTGCTGAACAAGCTGTTGCTGAAGGCAAATACGGCAAGAAGAAAAGCAAAAAGTATGAAGATACAACACAATTAGACACAAATCGTTTAGTACTCGAAGCAGATGCAGCAAAAATGATCGATCGTGTAATGTCCAGCACATTAGAAGAAATTAATAGTTTAGGTAAACGTTTCCGCGATGGCGGCACACTACACAAAGCAATCCTGGCGCAAGGCGGCAAATTTGATGCTTCGGGTATAAACGAAGCGTTTGATGATGTATACGACGAAGTATCAGTGGCACATTACGATGCTATTGGTCATCACAGCATCAGTGAAGCTACACCAATGATGGAAGACGAAGTTGGTGCAGCAGAAAGCCTAATGGCAGCGCAAGATATGGTTGATCGTATCCAAGGCATGCTTGAAGATGTAGGCGAAATGCTAAATGAGCAATTGCTTCCATTAACAGACAGTCTACGTGCCAGCAGCGGTGCAGAAGCCGCAGGTGCATTTAACTCTAGTGCTACTGAAACTTTAAATAATCTACTAGAAACATTGCGTGGGTCACGTGAATCAATGGCTAATTCAGTTGCTTCACTTAGTGGCAACGAGCCAGTTTCGATGAGTAGTGCAGAAGTGCCGTTAGATGATATAGATGACGAAGATGTTGACCTTGACACTGACGCTGAAGTTGAACTAGATGATTTTGAAACGTCTGATCCAGCAGCTGGCGGCGACAGCGACCTGGGTCGTACAAAGAGAAACTAATGAGATTGCACGAAATTGAGTCCTTTGAGGCAACGGAGAAAAGAGCTGCCCTAGCTACATTGCTAAACATGCTAAAAGCTAGGGCAGATCATGCTGACCAAGGGCTAAAAATCAGTTTCGATAAACTAAACACAATGTTAATGAATCTCGGTTACAGTGTTACTTTTGATGAACTAGTTGATTATACAAAAGGCAATACTATGTTTGATAATTTGATTACAGATTTAAATCAAGAATTCATTACAATTAATACTGGATTTAACATTGATAGCGAAGACGAAGCACCAGAACCTGGCAGCGAAAAAACAGTAAAACAAATGGCAAAACGTGCAACAAAGCGCAGGAAATAACAATGACAAATTTAATCAAAGCATCTACTGCAAAAGCAAATAGTACAACTTATACTTCTACAG